CTGATTGCTATCGTTAATCGCTCATTCCGGGCAAACAAGCAGGGGATGATTGATGTTAACGAGGTTCTCGCGTTGCGTGACCTTGATATTCCCGATGAGGAGTGGCAGGAGGCGATGCGTGCGGTTGCGGACTCAATAACCGTTAACGGCAGTAGCACCTACCTGCGCTTTTATCAGCGTGAAAACGGTAAGGAATATAAACAGCTTTCGCTGGATATTGCCAAACTGTAATTAATTTAAATCCGAATCACTTTTTAATTATGGCGTTCGCGTCAGGGGACTGCTTACGCCTTGATTAAGCTAAAGAGGTATCCGATGGTAATGCAACAGCGTTATTTTAAATTAAATGAAGTGGACTCGGTTAAATATCACAAGGAATATCAGGAGCAAATCGGTAAGCCCCGTAAAAAAGCTATACGTGATTTTCTGGATGCCTGTAATGCAGTGGGTTATTACTCGCATCAGTCTTTTGGTGTTGAGCAGATCAGAGCGCTGCTGGTTCGCGGGGATGTGGACTGCGGCAGAAACAAACGTGTTTCCGGTAAAGAATTTGATGACGATGGTCAGGCGTTGTTTGAGGTCAGGCCAGACCGTCGCTACAAAGAAGGAAAACAGCTTGCGGCCCGTCTGAAAGAGATAAACGAAAAGCTGCGGGATTTATCAACGTTCAGTGACTGGGCGGTCAGGCTGCTCGGATGCTATGCAGAAGCGGCTGGCGTCAGGAATGGTCAGCATTATTTTACCTGGTCTGGTGCCGGCTTTTATCCTGAGAAGAAAGCGCTGGTTGTGCGCATTCCGGTCGGTGAGAACGGCGAAAAGCCCCTGCCTGCCGATATGAGTCCGGCGCTTACTGAAATTAAGCGCTCCGAATTTATCGCTGTTACGGAGGAATAACCAATGACCGTGGATGAAAAAATCCTGAAGGGTGTAAACGCCCTGATTAGCGCCTACGGGAAACTGACCTGTGGTGTACTGGCCGACAAGATGCAGATGCTGCCCTCTTCAATGGTTTATTTCCTGCGTGATGCAGTGGATGCCGGCGTTCTGACGGAGTGTAACGGATTTTATGATATTCCCCGGCCGCGCCAGAGCTCACGTAAGCCCCACCAGGAGCCAGAGCCGGTGACCTGGTGTGATTTTCGTAAGCCCCTGCCCTGGATTGAAGGTAATAGTATCCCGTCACTGGTGAAGGATTTTGCGATGGGTGTTCTGACCTGCGAGGCGACGTATGTTGTGATGGAAGTAGACGAAGAGCGGTGCAAGAAAGGTGCGCCGCAATTCACCTTTGGTTATATCGACGTCCGTCTGGGAAAGTTTATTGATGGTATGGGCGGGGAAGTCATCACGCCGTATGTTCTGCGCTACCTGATTGTTGATCGTTCCCCTGCACCTGAGTACATCCCTGTTTCCGTGGAGGTGGCGTAATGTTCTTTAAAACTTCGAATCCTGCAGCGCTGGCCGCATGGGATCAGTATCTTCTCGACAGCCAGAAACTTAATGAAGAAGCCCGAAAACTCGCTGATGTTCTGGGGTGTGGTGGTCGCGCGGTATTTAAAAATAATGTTGGCGGTCGTCGGTTCTATGCAATGAGCTTTCCCGGCGAAGAGCGCCCGTTCGCGCATGAGTTATGGACGGCTCAGCGAGAAACCACTGGCTGGAGTTGCGAGCCGAGACGCTCGCGTATTCCTGCTCATTTGCGGGCGCTGGCGAAAGAACTGGCGGACGTATGGAATACTTACCGTCCGGTTACGAGTGCCCGGACCGATGCCCTGTTACCGGCGCTGGGGTTGGATTTCAGTGTGACGTTTTTCGGGCCGCTTGAGTGGTTTCGTGTTGGTGATGTGATTTACGTCAGTGCCGGTATAAAACCCTCTCACGATCGCATGGTCGAGATTCTGTCTGACGAGTTTTACGCGGCTAAAAAGCAGACGGAGGCTTCATCATGATAACGACATTGTTTGTTGAATCCGATGAGCCGCTTATCTGCGCTGCCGGTATGCCTGTCTGTGGCGGTAAGTTGACTGGTGTTTACTTTGGCGATCTGCGCGGTCATCCCTGGCATTCGCTGAGTGATTGCTTTCCGCCAGACATGGAAGCGGTAGTGCTGGTTGTGCAGTACGGCTACCGTCAGGAGTTGCGAATCGGTCATATGGGTTATGAGGGGTTGTTCGTTGATGGAGAAACCGGGGCCTGTATCGAGGATGAGGATGGCAAAGTGACGCACTGGGCGTGGATTGCTGCTTTGCCTGAACTTGTGGAGGTGGATTGTGATTGAAGACAATCAGGAATACCCTACCTGTGGCAATGAAAATTTGGGGGTTCGATCATGGATCGCGCATCCCTCATCACGCTAATACATGTAGCCAAAAAAGATCTACGACTTGACGCCGATACTTATCGCGATGCCCTGCGCGCCGCCGTCGGTAAAACCAGTTGCCGGGATATGTCGTTCTTAGAGTTATCGAAAGCGCTGGCCGCGTTCCAAAAACGCGGTTTCAAAGTGCGTTCAAAACCACAAAACAGGGCTTTAAAACCCGCGACCGTCACCGCTAAAATCCGCGCGATATGGCGTCTTATGCACATTCAGAGTTTTCTCGGTAGTGACAGTGAAGCGGCGCTTAATGCCTGGGTGAGGAAGCAAACGGCATCGGCGAACGGCGGCGAAGGTGTGGCAAACTACCAGTGGCTGGAGAGAGAGTTGGCGCTGGCGTCTGACGTACTGGAGCGTCTCAAGCGCTGGCACCGGCGCGAAATGCTCCGCGTTCTTGGTCTATCGGAGCGCGAAAAAATCAGTTACGACCAGACCTGCCAGCGTTTTAAATCACACATCGCCGCCCGTCGTTAATCAAAATCCCGCCACGGCGCGGGATTTGTTTATTACTTATCCATCAGACTTTCCGTATTTGTCCAAAGGTCATACAGATCGCCATCTTTGTAAACTTTTACTTGCGCTATACCGTTAGTCCATCCCATAGATACAACGTCATCAACTGCTATACCCGCTTTAGGCATAAAACATTCATTCGCCATTATTTTAGCAAAGGATTTCTCATCATTATGAGTCATTATGGCCTGCAGGCGCTTAAAGGCTGACTCAGAAGTGCAAACCGGATATTTTCCATTTAATGTTATCCCCTCAGCAAAAGCTGTTGTAGTAACACTGGATAAGGCTAAGACCAATAAGATAATTTTCTTCATTTGATACTCCTGTCTTCAATTGCCATAGGTAAAACGTTAGCAATCTTATTGTTTGCAGTTTTTTCTTTGCAAGGTGGTAACTCACATAATCGGATTATTAGTACATTCCGGAAAAGCGCCACACAGCGCTGGATTTTTCCTTTATATTAAGGCATCACAATAGTTAACCGTTCGTTGTATGAGGTGGTTATGGCCGAATGTCAGCCAGGTTTATTCGCTGATGATCCGGGGTTAAATGCCCTGATTGACCAGCTTGATACTGTCCCGGAGTCGGAGATTAAACGGCAGTGGCCACGTGCGCTGGCCGGGCTGGTTGATATATTCGAAAGAGAATTTCGTCGTCAGGGCATGGGTGAGCCGGAGGCACGCCGTCTGGCGCGTAATGCGGTCGTGGCTCAGGCGGGCTATATGGGTGGTCGCTCCTGGTATCTGCCGACCGGCGAAACCCTGTTTGCAGCCCTGCGCCATCACGAGATATTCACCCGCTGGCATAATGGCGAAGACATTGAAACCCTGCGTTGTGAATACCGGCTGTCTCAGACCCAGATTTATGCCATCATTCGCGAGCAACGCCAGCTTCACCATCGTCGCATCCAGCCGCCGCTCTTCCTTTAGTGGTCGGACTGCCTGAAATTTGTGCTCACCAGAACGGGTGAGCTCAAAATCTCCCGTCCGTTACTGAACTACCGCAAATCCTCTCCCTTTCTGTTCGTTGTTACTCTCGCTGCAGGTTTGTTACTGCTGGAGTGACCTGTGCCGAAACTTCCCCCTTCGCTGCGTAAAAAGCTGGTTGCCCTTGTGCTGGCCGGTGCCGGCACGGCTGGCATTGCCACCTCGTACACCGCGTACTGGGAGGGTAAATCGAATACAACCTATATCGACCCGACCGGCACGCCCACCATCTGTTACGGACATACCGGCCCGGACGTGAAGCCCGGCATGGTCAAAACCGACGATGAATGCCTGGTGCTGCTGAAACAGGATATGGCCTGGGCGTTCGCGGCCGTTAAGCGTTACGTCAAAGTGCCGCTGACGCAGGGGCAGACGGTGGCGCTGGCCTCCTGGGTGTTCTGGGCCGGTGAAACCAACTTCCGTAATTCCACGCTGCTGCGCCTGATTAATGAAGGTCAGATGCCGGCAGCCTGCGGTCAGTACATCCGCTGGATTTATTCCAGAGGCCAGAAGCTGCCGGGACTGGAGAAACGTCGCGAGGCGGACGAATGGTTATGCCGTTACGACTTGCCGAAATCGTAGCGCACCACTGGCGGCCGGTGATGGTGTCGGTGTTGTGTGTCGTTCTGCTGCTGCGGGGTGTGTTATGGCTGGCCTGAAAGATGAACTGCCGGGTGTGGCGGTGGTGGTTGTGGTGGTTTGTCTTGCGGTCGGGGTGTGGGCTGAACGCCGGCAGGTCGAACGGCTGCGGACTGATAACGCCACTCTCACGCAGCAGCGCGACGAGGCCCGGCGCATCCTGAACAACCAGCAGCGCACCATGCAGTTTTTTAACACGCTCAGTAAGGCGGCCACCGATGAAAAGCAACGTAATACGCAGCAAAGCGACACAGTCAGGGCTGAAATCCGTCCGGTTCTGGCGGCGGAGCCTGCGGCCGGCGTGGTTGTGCCTGCCGTGGCTGCTGACCGCGTGCGCGCCGCCGTCAGTGAAATACGTACAGGTGCCGCCGGTGCCGCTCCCCGCTGAGTGGACGGCTGACTGCGTTGTACCGCCAGTGCCGGAGCCGTTCACCTTTGGCGCGTCGGTGGACTACAACCTGCAACTGCTGGCGGTGATTAAAAACTGCAACGTCGATAAGGCAAACATCCGGCGGGCGGAGGAACAACGACAACATGAATTTACTGCTGTGGCCGGAGCGCCTGCTGTTCCGGCCCGAAAGTGAGAGTAAGGAAAATGATGTGGATGAATTAGACAGAGCACAGGCGCTGGCGGCGCAGTTTAACGAGCGCTGTCTGACCGAACATATGCGGCAGGTGCACCAGAATGCGCCGGTGTCAGTCGTCCGGTACTGTGAAGACTGCGACATTCTCATTCCGGCGGAGCGCCTGGAGGCGGTGCGTGACGCCGTGTGCTGTGTGGACTGTCAGGCATTACGGGAGGCTTACGGTGTGGATAAGTATCGTTAAAGACTACGCAGTACCGATACTCTCGGCCACCGCGACGGCAGGCGGCATTTTTATGGCGCTGATGCGCAAAACCTTTGTGCCGCGCGAGGCGTTTGAAAAGCTGCATGACCGCGTGGAGCGGGTGGAAACCCGTATTGCAAACCTGCCAACGCAGGACGAAGTAAACCGGCTTAACGTGGAGATAGCGACGCTGCGGGGTGACCTGAAAGCGACCAGCGCCACGCTGAAATCGGTCTCTCACCAGAATGAATTATTGCTGGAACAGGCTGTAAGGAAGAATCCGCAATGAGCAACTTTATTACCGAAGACCAGCGCCTGGTCATTCTGCGTTCGCTGGCTGATTACAACGGCGAACTCGGTGAATCCGTACTCCAGGACTGCCTGGATGATTACGGGCACAAGGTATCACGCGACACCGTGCATACCCATATCGCCTGGCTTGCCGAGCAGGGACTGGTGCGCCTGCGTACCCTGATTAACGGCTACTACATCGCCGAACTGACCGGGCGGGGCCAGGACGTGGCCGAGGGGCGCAGTACGGCGCCGGGTGTGAAAAAGCCGCGTGCGAGGGATTAGTCATGGACAAGCCGACCCGTGGACGTGTGAAAAAAGCCGACCTTCTGCCGGACAGTATCCGCAACCCCCTGCTTGAGATGCTGCGGGAAAAACGCTTCACGCAGGTACAGGTTCGTGAAGAGATCAACCGGCTTATCGAAGAGGCGGGACTTCCTGATGAGATGAAACTCAGTCGGGGCGCGGTGTGGCGTCTGGCGTCTGAAAACGAGGAAGTGGCGCGCGACCTTCGCGATTTGCGCGAGCAGACCAAGGCGATGGTGGCGGAACTCGGCGACAAGCCCACCGGCGATACCACAACGCTCATTCTGGAGATGACCCGCTCCCTGTTGTTCCGCAAACTGCGCGCCGCACGTCGTGACCTGGAGGATGACGGCAAGATCGATATTGACCTGCTTAAAAATATCATGCTGGCCGTTCAGCGTCTGGAGAGTGCCGCCGAGCGCAGCATGAAGCGCGAAAAAGAGATCCGGGCCGCCTTTGCTGAAGAGATGGCGAGTGCCGTCACCGACGAACTGCGCGGCACGGACGGGATGAGCGAACAACTGGAAGCCCGCATTAAAGGTGTTCTGCTGGGTAAAGCGTGAGGTGGCTATGCAACAGAAATACGACTGGTACACCCTGTTATCCGGCGCCAGTGAACAGGCGTCAGGCGAGGCTTCGTGTGTGAGTGACAGTGCATTACGCCGGTGTCGCCATGCTGTCGAAAAGGTGATTGCTTCGGGAATGAATCGGGATGAGTTCACCAGAATGGCATTCTCCGTTGTGGAGGATGGGGTTAAAAAAGTATGAGTGACGATCAAAAGCGCCTTGTTGCCCTGACGCCCCCCCGCAAAATCGACCTCGCCGAACAAAAAGCCCTGCTGGGTGTTGATGTGCCTGACTCGCTCGATCTTCCCAAAGATATGCCGGTGTTTCTCGGTTATCAGGCGAAATGGTTTAACGACGAGAGCCAGATTTGCATTGCCGAAAAATCCCGCCGTACCGGGCTGACCTGGGCGGAGGCGGGTCGTAACGTCATTACCGCCGCAAAGCCAAAGAAACGCGGCGGTCGCAACGTCTTTTACGTGGGTTCCAAACAGGAGATGGCGCTGGAATATATTTCCGCCTGCGCCCTGTTCGCCCGCGCCTTTAACCAGCTCGCGCAGGCCGACGTGTACGAGCAGACCTTCTGGGACAACGGAAAGAAAGAAGAGATCCTGACCTACATGATTCGCTTCCCCAACAGCAGCTTTAAAATCCAGGCGCTCTCTTCCCGTCCGTCCAACCTGCGCGGTCTGCAGGGGGATGTGGTGATTGATGAAGCGGCTTTCCATGAGTCTCTTGATGAGCTGCTGAAAGCGGCGATGGCGCTTACCATGTGGGGTGCACGCGTGCGGATCATCTCCACGCATAACGGCGTGGATAATCTCTTCAATCAGTACATTCAGGAAGCCCGCGAGGGGCGTAAGGACTACTCGGTACACCGTATCACCCTGGATGATGCCATCGCGGACGGGCTGTATCAGCGTATCTGTTACGTCACCGGTCAGGCGTGGTCGCCGGAGGCGGAAAAGAAATGGCGCGATGACCTCTACAGGAACGCACCCGGTAAGGAAGATGCCGACGAGGAATACGGCTGTATCCCGAAAAAATCCGGCGGGGCCTATATTCCCCATGCGTTGATTGAGCTGGCGATGGTGCGCGGTATTCCCATTCTGACCTTTGAAGCGCCGGAAGACTTCCTCAGCCGTGCGGCGTGGCTGCGGGAATCTGAGATTAACGCCTGGTGTGAAGAACATTTAAAGCCGCTTTTAACCGCCCTTAATCCACGTTCGCGCTACAGCTTCGGCGAGGACTTCGCCCGCCGCGGCGATCTGACCTGCTTTACCGTGCTTGAAATTACCGAAGACCTGCAGAAGCGTGAGGCGTTCCGCGTTGAGCTGCGCAACATGCCCTACGAGCAGCAGAAGCACATCATGCTCTATATCCTGGAACGCATAGCGCGGCTTATCGGGGCGGCATTCGACGCCACCGGTAACGGCGGTTTTCTGGCGGAGGCCGCGCTTGAACGCTTCGGCCCTGAACTGGTGGACTGCGTGATGTTGTCGGCTAAGTGGTACGGCGAGTGGA